GGATGCTCTTTGCTGGATGATAAAGAGTTTTTTGTGCATACAACTTTATTAGTCTCTTCTTCATATTTTTTTACAATTACAGGCTCTAAAGCATTTCCCCAGTACATATATTGATTTTCTTCAGTGTGAAATATTTCATCTGACGTTTTCTCAATATAAATGTCAACTGGCGTTTTCCATTTTGACATTCCGCAAACGGCAGCAGCATCACTGCCGCCTATTCCTTTCTTTCTTTCTTTCAGCTGTGATTCAGTTAGCATTTTATTTGCCTTGAGATTTTAGTATATGAAGAACATGCTCTAACGTAGACTGTCTTTCATCATCAAGAGATCGTCTATAAAATATATTATTTAATTCTTCGACAACAAATTTTCTTTTAATATCTAGTTTAGGAAAAATGTTTATTCTTTCTTCAGGAGTAATGTAATCTCTCATTGCATTCATGCTAAAGTCTCCAAATAAAAAATAATTTAACTGTTTAAATTTCTTTAAGCTCTTCCGGGGATATATCTACAATTGTGGGATCTTCCGAATTAACTTCGGTTTTTAAATCAAATCTTCCGGAAACAACAGCTTCAAGAAATTGTGATGTTAATTCAGCTTTTCCCATTAATGATGAATCCTTTACTGCATTTTCAAAGATTGCTTTATCTGATGTAAGCGCGGCGATTAATGCTTGTTTATCTATTGACATAATTAAGACTCCAAATATTCAAAAGTTCCAAAGATATTTTGTATGTCGCATGTATCTGGCAACATAATTAAATTGTTTATATGTTTTTTTTCTTTTTGTTTTTTTTCTTTTTGTTTTTTTAATTCATTCTTATTTAAAATTGTATCGTTTTTTATTCTTGCGCCATAAATTGATATTATTGTTGATAAATCATGATTTATCATTTTCATCATTAAGTCCTTTCGTAAAATTCACTTATTTAATAGCTTAAAATTATGATAATCATAAATATTATTATTGTCAAGTTTTTTTTAAAAAAAAATTTAAAAAGTTGCTATTTTTATTTTCGATTATTTTTTAGATAAAAAAATAGCCCTAAAACATTGAGTTAAAGGGCTATATTTACAGATTAAGCTTTTTGTATTGCTTTAATTAAAATATCTTTCCAGTTTGGCAAAATAGATTTGATGTTTTCAAAATCTAAGTTCCCATCATTTATATTGTTATATTCTTTTTTATTCAATGATATAGACATCACAGTATTATGATCTAGTTTCAGAATATTTGATATTTCCAGTATTTTTCTGGGCATATCATTTACTCCGGCCTCTATTTTCGATAGAGCGGACTGTGACATTCTGACTTTTTCAGCCACATACTTCTGAGAAAGCCCCATTTTTTTCCTTGTAAACTTTATTAATTCTCCTGCACATCTATAATTTACGCTGGGGGTTGTGTATCGTGATAATTGTTGCATGATTTTTCTCCAATATAGTTTAATTTTGATGAAGTCAATTTTATTAAATAAGCTCACAGTAACGTTTGATCCAGCGATTTTTGAGCTTATAACCCAGGCAATTAAAAATTGACTTAAATATAATATAAAGCATACATAAAAATATCGCAAGTTTTTTAAAATCTTTCGCACAGAGGGGTTGCGCTACTTGATTTTAATCAATATAATATTCCTTTTGTAAAACCCTTCCTAAAAACTTTATGAGATGAACCATGAGCCTTAAGTCTGAAAAGTTTCCTCGTCAAAAACGACCACTTATTGATGCAATCATCAGATGTGTAAATATCACCAGATTTGCCAAGTCAATTGGCGTTAGCCGTCAAGTAGTAAGCGGATGGCTTTATAACTCAAAATATGCTCCGCCTCCACAATATTGCAAAAAAATTGAAGAAGCTACGATGGGACATGTGACCAGGGAGCAGTTAAGGCCTGATATTTTTGGCGCAACAGACGAAGAATCTCTTTCTGAAAAGCAAAAGATTACAGCCTGCATTTCCATACTGGAAAGCGTAAAAGATAGCTTGGGAAATAAGAAAAACAAAGGTAATAAATAATGGCGTCTGGAAGAATGTTAAGGGCTCAAATTAGCTTGAGTCCACAGGTGAACGACCTTTCAATTAAGGCTGCATTATTGTTCACATGGCTAATTCCTCATGTAGATGATTTCGGAAGAATTCATGCTGATCCTCGCCGAATAAAAGCAACAATTGTTCCTATGCGGGACGACATATCAGCAAAAGAAATCCCATCATTATTGAACGAGATAGAGGACAAAAGTTTGATCGTTCTTTACCGTGTTGATGGCGATTTTTACCTTCAATTGACCAAATTTGAGAAGCATCAGCAAGGATTGCACAAAAGAACCATTAGTAAGCTACCTGCTCCTGAAGCCGCGAATTTGCTGGATTCCGGGAAATTCCGGGAAATTCCCAAAAATTCCCACCCAACAGAACAGGAACAGAACAGGAACAGAACAGAACAAGAACAGAATTTAAAAGCATTGTCGGGCAAGCCCGACGACGCATCTTTTCAAAAAAAATCTGAGATCAACAAAAAAATCAAAAAAGAGGCCATCGAGATCTTGGAATTTCTCAACCTGAAAGCGGGGAAGAAATTTAGGCAAACTGATGTCAATCTCAAAATGATTGAAGCCAGATTAAATTCTGGGGCGTCTGTCGAGGAATGCAAAAAAATCATCATTCGAAAAACCAGAGAGTGGATCAATGATTCGGCTTGGAAAAAATATCTTAGACCAGCAACGTTGTTTAACTTAACCAAGTTTGAGCAGTACATCGGCGAGCTTGTAGTTGTGGAGGAAAATTAATGTACGGAAAAATTCAATGTCCAGATTGTGAAAGTTATATTCATCAAACAGTGAAAGAATGTAGCTGTGGGTGGAGACCTCACGCAACACAGAAGATAATTGAAAAATTTTGCAAGTGCGGGAAAGAAACAGGTGTATCTAATCTTTGTTGGGAATGCTACGAACCTCTTAGACCAAAAAATGACATTGAACTAAAGTTAGAGGCTGACGAAAAAAAAAATAGAGATCAAGCAATCTTGGAGGGATGCGTCACTTCAGAAGATTTTATTAATCATGCAAAACGGGCGTTGGGAATTTCAAGATTTGGGAAAGAAGTTCTTGATCGTATTTCTCCATTGGGGGAACCAAAGGTTCAGAACCGGATGGCTCATCTTGAACTATCACCTCAAGCCAGGAAGCTGAAGGATGAACTTGACGAGAAGCAGAAATAAAATGTGCAAAAAATCATCAAAACCATTCCGATCGCCTATTTTTAAAATAACGCGTATGACGAAGAATTATTTGCTGGCCTGTAGGGTAGGGTAGGGTATGGGGTAGATCGTCGATTCTACCCCCCATAAGTCGATGTCTCACGGAGGTATTTTTTGGGTATTTATGATTAAAATATAACTTTAATCATATTTATCAAAAATCAGGCACAATATTTTATGAAAAATAATCATGGATTTTTTTCATGATATATATAGTATATGATTTTAGTAAAATTTAAGGGTATAAAATGATGGATATTGAGGAATTAAAGTCTCATGCAGGATCATTTTCAAAAAAATGCGATAGATGTGAAAAATTTAAAAATAAACAAAAATTTAAAAGATTCAATTCTTTCCATCGTATATGCAATGAATGTTTTTTATCGGAAAGGAGCATTGAACATGAATCAAAAAATTAAATTAGTCGTTAAAAACGATTTCAATAAAATTAACTTAGAGCAATTGAATTCCGATCATAATGAAATAGTCTCAGATGGAGATGGATATATTCTTGTTTATAGAAATAAAAAAGAGAAATCATATTATATAATGTCAAATGGGTTTACAAATGAGGAGGGCGTATATGCCTCTCAATTGATTTGTAATGCAATAATAAATGATAGTAGTGAATTTAATAATCGAGGAAAAAACAAAAGTGAGTGAAACTTTAGATGATCTTCTTTGCTTTCAATTAAAGGCATTAAAAATAACCGGATTTGAAAGAGAGTATCGTTTTCATCCTAAGCGTAAATGGAGATTTGATTTTGCGGATGTTGAAAATAAGATTGCAATAGAATGTGAAGGTGGAATTTATTCCGGTGGACGTCATACAAGAGGTAAAGGATATGAGGGTGATTGTGAAAAATATAATCAAGCAACAATTATGGGATGGAAGATTTTAAGGTATACAAGCAAGTTTATTGCGAATGGAGAAGCAGTGAATGAGATCAAGCAATTTAAAGATTATTTGGGGATGAGATGACTAAAGAAAAAAAGGCAGTTGAAGAGTTTAGACAGAGGTTGATCGAGATATTGAGTGCGGGACTTGAGTTGAGTTATAAAATATATGCTGTTCAAAACCCAAATAAAGAATATAACGATAGATTTTTGGCTTATATTAATGGTGTTAAAAATTCAATTGAAGCCATAAAGGAGATGGAGTAGCCATGATAGGTCAAAAAACGTTATTTTCTTCAAATTCTGACGAGTGGGAGACGCCGCAATATTTTTTTGATGTTCTTAATGAGGAGTTTGACTTTAAATATGACTTGGCAGCAAATAAATCTAATGCCAAGTGTGAACAATATATAGATGATGCTTTTAATTTTGACTTTAGTAGGTGCGTAAGTTATTTCTGTAATCCTCCATATAGTAAATGTAAGGAATTTGTAGAATTGGTATTGGATAGAAATATTAATTGCGTTATGCTTTTGCCTTCTAGAACAGATACTAAATGGTTCCATGAATTTATTTATAATAAGCCTAATGTAGAAATAAGATTTATAAAAGGACGATTAAAATTTAGCGGCGCAAAATTTAATGCTCCTTTCCCTTCAATGTTGGCTATATTTAAAAGACAGGGTTAAATTATGATTGAAATTTTAAGTCATACGATCAATATCTCTTTTGGATATTTCTGTTTTGTATGTGGCCTATGGTTTGCTGTTGGAATGATTTTTGGGGTATTTTTTTATGACCGATGAACCAAAGAAAATAAAATGCTTGCGCTGCCAAATTGAAAAGCCAAAAAAAGAATATCAAAGAGATAGCAAGGAATATAAAACATGCAATAATTGTTGCAAAGGAGCAGCTATTCTCATTGAGAATTGCTTTAAAGATGCAATGAGATTATTTGATCATCCATATAACGGGATAAGCTAACAATGAGAACGCCGATACATGTGGCAAGATTAAAAGGAAAAGCAAAAGAATTTTTGATATGTGCTGATAAGTTTACACCATATGCTGTTAAACATATTTATGCCACGAAAGATATATTCGATCAATTATTGCAGTCAATATCCCCATCAATCCGTAATAATTATATTGATGATATTCCATTTAACGATAAAATAATTATTCCATTGAAATAAATTAAAAAAAGTGTTGACGCATCGCATGGGATGCGCTACTATCTTTGTAGGGGTGACAAAAAAGATACCGAAACACAAATATACCGATAGTGTTACCCTTTTAATTTATGGGAAAGGGGTTATATAAATGTCTCAAGAAATTCATGCAATATCAAATACAGTTCAGCATTCTACCGCTCATGGAATCATGGGGTTGATGATGATAATTGGATTCATTGTTTTATATAATCTTCCTTGGATTATAGCTTTAAAAAGAAAGCTTCCAAATACCTTGGCAATATTTCTTCTTGACTTCTTTTTAGGATGGTCTTTCGTTGGATGGGTTGTGGCTCTGGTTTGGGCTTGCGCTCATACAGAAGAGAGATCACCGATCAATATTACGCTGAATAATAAGGGGGATATTAAATAATGGCAGAAATAATTGAAATGACCCAACATTGGGAAAGATGTAATGGAATTGAAGATAATCGGATGGTTTTATTCTTCTGTGAAGTATGTAATGAATCATTAAGTCTTTTAAGAAAAAAAGATTCAATGTCTGGAAAGCAACAATTGTCTGAATGGTACTTTGGTGTTCACGAATGCAAGAAAAAAACATCCGAAGAAATAAGTGCTGCGCGCTGTCTTAAGGAAAAAGATGTCCCTATAACAATATGTGGAAGCTTTGAATGTGATGATGTAGAGATCAGCGTTTTTGATGAAAAGTCTGGAAAAATAATGTCGGGAACATCAAAGGCTATAAGATAATGATCGGCAAAGATGTATCTGCAATTTAAGCGGGAGAATTTAACGAATGATTAACGAGAAAATTATTTTAAAGTTCTTAAATGAAGAAGTTGATAAGATATCCAAAAGAGAATCTTATTATATAGAAAATATTGAAATCGTGAAAGAATGTAAGGTTGCAAAATATGTGTATTTACATCTAATAAAAAAAATAGATGATGGATTCTTTAAGGGTGAGTTTGATGTATGATTGATAAGGAAGATCTTAAGTTTTATATAACTAATAAGCTTCGGTATCATCATAATGCGCTTATGATGTCTGCGCAAAAAAACATAAAAATTCCTGGCCATCCAAATGATGATGGTGAAATTGCAAATAATATTTTTTGTTATGTAAAAGTATATCGTGCAATTTTACACGATATAGATGCAGGAGTATTTGATAAATGAAAGTCTACGCAGTTTATTCTATTCCAAAGAGTCCTGAGTATAGGCTGGAAGGATTGTTTAAAAGCAAGCAATCCGCTAAAAAATTTATTGAAGATGGTGTTTTTAAATGCTGGGAAAATCATAATAAAAGAAAATATGATATCCAAATTGAGACTATACAGGAGTGAAAATGACCAGTAAAGAATATGACAGAAATTATAGAATTAATATGCGAAAAAGGGGTTATGTTAGATTAGATAAATGGTGTCCTCTTGAATATAGAAAAATGATAAAATCCGTTATTGATGTTCTTTCTTGTCATAAAGAATCACCTGAATCGGCTGTCGAATTCCGCGCAGAAATAAATGGCTTGTGTTCTGCGATTCATGATAGGTTTGAGCGGGAGTATAATGTTGAAAATGATAAATCAGTATTTTAATTTTTTATTGAAGGAGAGAAGTGAATGTTTGAACAAAAAGAGATGAGAAATTTGAAAATATGCGCCTCAGTAATTGTCGGGACTTTGGCTCTTACTACATTTTCAGGCGGATTTTATTTGTTATACTGTGACCACATGTTGTCGCATCCTACTGATTTTTTTACTGGTGTTGGAATAGCTTTGGGATCTGCTGCAACGATGACTTCAATTGGTTACTGTGCTGTGAAATCAAGATTTTTTAAGCCTGAAGGGTATCATATTCAACAGAATAATAAATTAACGGAAATATCAGATAAATATGTTATTGCTCCTGCTTCAGGACTAGTTTGATTTTACGGGACTTTTTTAAAATGAATCAACCAACACAAAATATTAAATCTACAAAAAAACGTAGTGATACCGCAATCCAAAGAATCTGGAAAAACAATTATACAAAAAGAATGAAAGAAAAGGGCTGGTTCTATTTATGCAGGTGGATAAAGATTGAGAGTAAAGATAAAGCAATAAAGGCTCTTGAAGAGTTAAATCGTTAAATTTATGAGGTATAAAAATGCAGGAGAGACCAGATTTAAGTAAACAGAGAAAAACGATGATAAAATTTCATTCTCAAAATGAAACTCGTCAGATGTTTTTTAATAATCCAGGCAGATTTGGCATTCCGTATTCCGCTAGTGAAGAGGCTAAATACGCGGACATATTGGCTATGGAAAATTTTATAAACGGACTTGACAAAAATAATTTTAATAGTTTGGAATATTTTTATCATATAAAATATATGTTTAAATTTATTCTGGAAATCATTAAGGACTCGAGCGAACCTGATAATCTGAAATGTGATAATAGTTTTTATAGGTAACTGAAGGGAAAAACCATGAATCTTTTAAACGAAACCATGAATGACTTAGATGTGCACGGTAAATTTGCTCATGACGTGTGCTTTGTTATGTGCGATGATATCTTTATGTCTTTTGAAGATTTCAAAGAATGGGCGAAAGATATAGAATACTATGACGGATATGGAGAATGTCAAATAAGTCTGAAACTTAAGATCGTTGGATTAGACTGGTGGTTGGAGCGTACCGAGTATAATGGTAGCGAATGGTGGGCGTTCAAGCAATTGCCCAAAAAACCGAAAACATACGGAAAAATCGTACTCGTAGCGCCTTAGTTTTAAGTATATTTAATGATATACTACATACTCTTGATGTATATAGCTTACAAATGACTCTTCGGAAAGACGAAGTCGAAAGGGGTTATGTGAGGTAGCTCCTTTTTTATGGGGGAAAATTAGGAAGTAACGCCACCTCTGTCGGATAGGTACCACCGCTCATGTCCCGTTATGGCTGGGTTCAACTCCAGCTCCCCCACCCTTTAATTATTTAATTTAAAATCTTAACATATACAAAATATTTGCAATTTCCATTCAGAATATGATAAAAATCAACATTGATTAATGTCTGGAAATAAAAATGTTGGAAACGATAGCATCGCTACGTAAAGAATGCGTTGAGTGTAAAAAAACATTCCATATCTGCAAATTCAGAAGATTCTCTCGAATACACCCAAAATGCAACAAGTGCCAATTGATATCTAATATTGATTATCAAAAAAATATGGCCTCTCGTGGTAATAAAATGAGATTTAACAATGGTGGAATTTGATTTTTTTATGGTGTAATATGATTAAAATCATATTTTATGATTGTCAATTGGTTTTGAGCCGTTATAAAAGAAAAGGCCACTATGCGTCCACAGCTTAAGATAACAGATAAAGACAGAAGAGAAATTTTTGAGATGGCATCTCGAGGAATGAGATATGCCGATATTGCGATAATCAAAGATATTTCTTTGGCAACATTAAAAAGAAGATGCAAGCGTGAGCTTTCGAGAGGCAAAAGAATTGGTATAGATGGTTTGCTTCAAACTGCTTATCACATGGCAAATGATTTGAAGAATCCGACCATGATGTGCTTTTTGTTGAAGACACAAGGTGGATTGAGAGAAAAGAGTCAAGTCAATATGACTGTCAATGAGAAGAAATCTAAAGAATCTACAAAGAGAGAAAGCATGCCAAATGATCCAATTTTGGCGGCCAAAACATACAGAGAAATTATTACGAGGACAGATTAAATGGCCGCTACCGAACTAGCAGATGATGGGACTCAAATTCCCGTTTATTCAATAGCAATGGCTTTTGCTTATGTATCTGGAAATTTATCAACTATAACGATTCAATATGCGGGAAATACATACGTGCAAACATTTACTTATTCGGGGGCGGACGTCACGAATATCTCGCTATGGGTGAAGCAGTAATGGTTAGCGCGGGAGAGTTTTATAAATGGCTCAGAGTTTTTAAGGTTCCTTTCGGTGGATCTACTGGTGGCGTTACAATCATTGCAGGAACCGGATTAATTGGTGGTGGTTTTGTTCCTCTTGGCGGCGCTGTTACTCTTGCGACTGCTGGCGCAGGTTCTTCATTTATTGAGGTGACTGGCACATCTCAAGCAATGGTTTCTAACACAAGCTATTCTACAAATAATGCAGGGCTAGTAACACTAACATTGCCCACAACTTCAGTTGTAGGAGATCAAATTACCGTTTATGGAAAAGGAGCGGGCGGATGGAAAATAGCTGAAAATTCTGGCCAACAAATTATATTGGGAGAATCTTCATCAACACCATCAACGGGAAGCTTGCAATCTACCTATAGATATGATGTTGTTAAATTGACCTGTATTACAGCAAATACTCTTTGGACTGCTGTTTCTGAGTCAGGCAATATTTCAGTATTGTAATGCCAATACCTTTCAAATTCGATTTTAAAAATCCTGATTATGTCAGTGTTTTTGAATGGAGATTGGAAAGACTAGATAGAATAAAAAAACATCCAGAAAGTATAGGATTTCTATTTCAGTTTTATAGAGATAATCCTGCTCAATTTATCATTGACTGGGGAATGACCGCGGATCCAAGAAATGTTGAGCGTGGATTACCTGCCGTCATTCCTTTTATCCTATTTCAAAAGCAAGAAGACTGGGTTCATTGGGTAATTGAGAGATGGAAGGCACAAGAGCCAGGCATTACTGATAAGTCTCGTGAGATGGGTATGAGTTGGTTATCAGTGGCATTTGCATGCACTATGTGCTTATTCAATGATGATTTCGTTGTGGGGTTTGGTTCTCGAAAGGAGGAATACGTCGATAAGATAGGTGATCCAAAATCATTATTCTACAAGGCGCGTCAATTTCTTTCTTTGCTTCCTTCTGTATTTACGGGCGCGTGGAATCAAAAAACAGATTCGGCTCATATGAGAATTATGCTAAGGCCAACAAACGCCGTTATGACAGGTGAGGCTGGCGATGGAATGGGTCGAGGAGATAGAACAAGTATTTATTTTGTTGATGAATCATCTCACATACAAAGACCGGAATTAATCGAAGCATCATTATCTCAAACAACCAATTGTAGAATTGATATATCAACTCCATTCGGATTGGCTAACCCCTTCGCGCGAAAAAGATTCAGCGGAAACATTCACGTATTTTCTCTTCATTGGCGAGACGACCCTCGAAAGGATGAAGAATGGTATCAGAAAAAAATAAAAGATATTGATGATCCAATTGTCATTGCGCAAGAAATTGATCTTGATTATTCAGCTTCCATGGAGGGAATTGTCATACCGTCAAAATGGGTTGCATCTGCAATTGACGCTCATAAGAAGCTTGGCATAAATGTCAGCGGAATCAGAAAGGCAGGATTTGATATTGCTGATGCTGGAAAAGATAAAAACGCGTTTTGTGGTCGGCATGGTTTTTTAATAGAGCATATCGAATCATGGTCTGGTAAAGGTAACGACATATATGCAAGCGTTGAAAAAGTATTTTTTAATTGTGACACTCATGATTACCCTATCGTTTTCTATGATGCTGATGGAGTCGGCGCGGGCGCGAAGGGAGATGCAAGGGTCATTAATGATAAAAGAAGCATGAATGGAGCAAGAATAATAGAGTTTGAAACATTCAGAGGATCTGGATCAGTTATTGACCCAGATAAAGAAATGGTAGCTGGAAGAACCAATCAAGACTTTTTTGAAAACCTTAAGGCTCAGGCATGGTGGTCTCTTCGACTTAGATTTCAATCAACATATCGTGCCATTGAAGAAAATCAACCATATGATATTAATGACATAATTTCAATATCATCTGAATCACCAGAATATATGAAGTTGGTTAGTGAATTATCTCAACCAACTTTTTGTCAAAGTAAAAACGGTAAATTAATGATTCAAAAAATGCCTGACGGTCAGAAATCACCCAATCACGCAGACGCCGTTATGATAGCATTTTCTCCTACTAACAGATTGGGCTGGATGAGTGATTATGATTGATAAAATTGTTTCAATTTTTAAAAAGAAGCCGAAACAGATCGAGGAGCCAGAGAAGATTTTTTCTACTGACTATGATTATGTAAAAACTCAAGAAGATAGCCGATATAATCTTGAAAATGCTTTGGCAAAAAGCTTTCAGCGCGACGTAGAGATAATGAAGCCCGTATCGGGCAATGCTATTGCGGGCACTGCCATGGATAGCTCATTAAAGTCCAGCATGTACAACCTTAATTCTTTTGGTTCATGCCAATCTATTATCTCTGAAGCTCAGTTAGCGTGGTACGCGTCACAAGGGTTTATAAGCTTTCAGGCATGCGCCATCATTGCGCAACACTGGCTTGTGGATAAAGCATGCACTATTCCTGCTGAAGATGCTATTCGTAACGGTTATGATATAACGGTAAATGACGGACAAGAAGTAGGTGAAGAAGTTATTGATGAGATCAGAAAGCAAAACAAAAAATTCAAGCTTGATCAAAACATGCTTCAATATGTTAGATTCGGCAGAATATTTGGAATTAGAATTGCCATATTCAAAGTTGAATCAAATGATAAATTATATTATGAAAAGCCTTTTAATCTTGATGGCATAACACCAGGAAGTTATAAGGGAATCGCGCAAGTGGATCCATATTGGATGGCGCCAGAGCTTGATGAAAAGTCTGTCACGGATCCTTCATCAATAGATTTCTATGAGCCTACATATTGGAACATAAGCGGAATCAGATATCATAAATCCCATCTTGTCATAATGAAGAATAGCGAAGTCGCGGACATTTTGAAATCAACTTACTTTTATGGTGGCGTCTCAGTTCCTCAAAAGATTTATGAAAGAGTGTATGCAGCAGAGAGAAGCGCAAACGAAGCCCCGCAGCTTCTAATGACGAAGCGATCGGTGATATATAAAACCGATATGGGAAAAGCAGTTTCAAAGCAAGCACAGTTTGAAAATAAGGTGGCATTCAGCACTCAGTTTATGAATAACTACGGCGTGCGAGCGATAGACAATCTTGACGATGTGATCCATATAGATACCGCGCTGGGCGATATAGACAACCTAATCATGACTCAATATCAATTGGTCGCTGCTATCGCTGGCATACCGGCCGATAAGCTTATCGAGACTGCACCAAAAGGATTTAATGCAACGGGCGAATACCAACAGAAAAACTATCATGAGTCTCTCGAAAGTATACAAACGCATTATCTGGATCCTTTGGCTGAACGCCATATTCAGATTTTGATTCGCTCTGTCATTTGTCCGAAATTTAATATTCAACCTTTTGATTTCGATGTCACTTGGTCAGCATTAAATTCTGTTGATGCAAAAGAGCAGGCAGAGATTAACAAGATGAAAGCAGAAACATCTGCCGTGCTAATTACGGCTGGCGCAATTGATGGCGAAGACGTTAGAAAAACCATTATCAATGATCCAGACAGTGGATTTAATGGACTTGATATGGATGATATGCCAGAACCGATATCAGAAGAACCTGAAGACAAACGAGAGTTCGAGGATGTAGAGGAGCCATACCGAAGTGCCGAAAGACTTTAAAGTAACGGAAAGCAAAAAGGACTGGCACGAGTCAAGAGACAGTCAGATCATGACAAGTGATCCACTTAATTATAATTTCAGCTCTCAAATAAAATACTCAAAAGAATTGAAAAAGCTTGTCAGACGAATGACAAAAACGGTGCGACGTGAGATAGAAAAGTTCTTTAAATCCGATGACATGGAAGTGTTCCACGCGGAACAAGTCAAGATGGCTCAGGACGCAAGCGTGGCATCACAAGCCAAAATTCTGACAAATAAATTGATATCTCGATTCACGTGGTTGTTTAATGATAAGGCTCCTGACTTAGCAGAAATGATGGTCAATTCTCAACTGAAAAATAGCAGAGTGAGTCTTGCCGCAAGCCTGAAAGAGTTGAGCGGAGGATTGACGATAAAAACAAACTTTATGACGGGAGATTTAAACGAGGTTGTGAAATCCATTGTCGCTGAGAACGTCTCGTTGATAAAGTCTATTGCAGATGTTTATTTATCTAATGTTCAGAAGTCAGTTTTAAGATCAATAACATTTGGCCAAGGATTAAAAGATTTGATTCCACGGCTTAAAAAGTTTGATGGAATGTCTGAACGTCACGCAAAAAATGTCGCGCTTGATCAGACGAGAAAAACTTATAATTCTATTAATCGCGCCCGCATGGAAAAGGTTGGCGTAAAAAAGTTCAAATGGCTTCATAGTGGTGGTGGTCAAAAACCAAGAAAAGATCACATTGAGATGAATGGAAATATTTACAGCTTTGATGATCTTCCTGTGATTGATAAACGAACAGGGGAGCGCGGCATACCTGGACAGGCTATAAATTGTAGGTGTAGGATGGCTCCTGTAATTGAGTTTGACAATGACGAAGAGGGTTAAAAATGAACGAGCAAAAGCATGAATCACATCTTTACAAAAAGGCGAAAGATGAAAATAAAAAAGAAGAAAAAATGGAACATAAGTATTTAATTACTCAGTTTTATAACGAAGGGGCAGATTCCGGTTTTGAAAAAATTATATCGCATGATAACGGAAGGGTTTTTTTTAATGATCTTCTTAGGGCAGAAATTGCCGCCAGGAACATGATAAAGTCTGTTTGTGAAAAAAATGAGATTGATGTAATACTCAAGATCGTTAAAGTTGATTTTACTGAAGTTAAAGAGTTTTGTTTGATCAAAAGGGAGTGAGTGCGAATTGAAAATTATGGATGATTATTGATATTTCATAACAAAAATAAAGACCGTAAAAATTTCTTTTGAGACAAAAGAGGATTGATTATGCCATTACAAAAAGGCTCTAGTGAAGAAACAATATCCAATAATATAAAGGAATTAATTGATGCTGGTCATTCCCCTGCGCAGGCAGAAGCTATTGCATACAGTGAAGCAGGAAAAGACGAGAAAGAATCAGAATCAAAGCGTGAAATAGATATAAATGGATGGACAGAAATAAAAGATAATCCAATTTCAAAAGTAGGCGTATTTGAATATTCTGGCGCGCAGATAAGCAAACAGCTTGAACCTGACAAAATATATAGGGTATATCGTCCAGAACAGGAATTATCGAAAGAGGAGTGCATAGAATCTTTCAAGTTGGTTCCTTGGATAAATGAACATGTCATGCTTGGGAATGATGTTGACGGAGGTCTAACGCCCGCAGAAGAAAAGGGCATAGAGGGAGTAATCGGCGAAGAGGTTTATTTTAAAGATGGTTATTTGTTGGGAAATCTTAAGATTTTTTCTAAGAATATGAGCAATTTAATAAATGACGGAAAAATAGAGTTGTCAATCGGGTATCGTTGTGAGTATGATATAACATCAGGTTCATTCAATGGCGTTCAATACGACGCCGTCCAGAAAAATATTCGCGGTAATCACATAGCACTAGTTGAAGAAGGAAGATCAGGCCCCGACGTGGCGGTCTTAGATCATTTTAAATTTACTTTTGATGCAGCGGAGTTAAACAAAATGGCAGCCGAGAAAGAAACAAAGGATGAAGAAATCGCAAAGGATGAAGGCGAAATGAGTATTACAGAGATTGTATCTCTTGCAGGTAAACTGAACGCTGCTATCGAAAAGCTTAAATCATCTGGCGTAGTAGATGAAGACATCATGGATGAAGAAGAAAAAAAGACTGAAGATGAAGAAGACGAAGAAAAGAAAGAAGATGCAAAAGATGAGGAAGAAGGAAAAGAAAAAAAATCTGAAGACGAAACAGAAGATGAAGATGAAAAAAAAGAAGTGAAGGATGAAGAAAAAAAATCATCTGCCATGGATTCAAAAATCAAAAGCCTTGAAAAACGTCTAGCTATGATGGAAAAAAATACTGTCAATATTTCTGATGTTTCAAAAAAGAACGAATTGGCCGATAAATTATCCAATGTAATCGGTGTCTTTGATCACAAAGACAAAAGTTTAGATGCTGTTGCGCGTTATGGCGTAAAAAAGCTTGGCATTAACTGCAAATCGGGTCATGAATGCTCTGCATTAGATGGTTATTTTGCAGCAAAATCGATTAGCACCGCAAAATATAGTCTTGACTCCCGAGTAGGCTCAAATGATCAAATTGATAAATTTTTAAGAGGGGAGCAGGTATAATGACTTTTCAATCAGTAGTAAATTTTTTCCCTGCGCTTGGAATACCTGGTGAATTATATGATACAGGACCACACCGTGCAGAACCATTTATTTTAAACTCTATAACAAATCCAAATATTTTCGGGTATGCTTTTACTGTTTCGGCTCAAGATATTGCTGTTGTTGGTAATCCTGGCGCAAACAAAGTTTTTGCTGGTTATCTTGTTAATCCTAAAAACTCAGCACTTTTTGGAACATCAGGAAATCCATTGGACCCCACATTAGTTGTGCCTGATAACAACATTGGACAGCTTCTTACGATGGGCTCTATAGTTGTGTCTCTTCCAGTTCCAGCATTGCCAACAGTTATAAATATTGGTGATCTTGTGGTGTACAACAATATTACTGGGGCATTGGCAACAATTGCGCCAGGAGCAAATTTGCCAGTTGGCTTTTCTTCTGGTTATGCAGTTGTTGATAGGTTCACACCTAATACGGCAGTGGGAACGGGAACTTTCAGTTTAGCTGTGATTCGCGTAACAGCTACCCCAACAATTCCGGTATTAGCGTAATATAAATTGGAGAAGATATAATGTCACTTGCTAAATATGAAACACCAGAAATTTCATATGTTTCTGGAAGAAATATCAAACAGATAAAAAACTTTGATGCAAAAGGGTATCAGTCATTAAAAAAAATAGGCGTAACATTCGATCACAAAAAAATCAGCGGCATGATGCACGCTATGGACGCCATCCAATCTCCGGTAACGACCCCAAGTGTTACAACGCCAATTCAGTTTTTACAAGAATGGTTGCCAGGATTTGTTAATGTCATCACTGCTGTTCGTCGAATTGATGAAATAGTAGGTATTATGACCGCTGGCGCATGGGAAGATCAGGAAATTGTAATTGGAATTAAAGAAGATACAAACGTTGCATTGCAATATGGTGATACAACAAATATCCCGCTTGCATCATGGAATGTAAACTTCAATAAACGAACAATCGTCAGAATGGAACAAGGTATGCTTGTTGGAATTCTGGAAGAAGCACAAGCTTCACGCATGATGATTTCCTCATCTGCTGAAAAGCGGGCTAGTTGCGCTTTATCTCTTGAAGTTGTTAGAAATCTGATAGGATTTTATGGTTACAATAACGGATCAAATTTAACATACGGATTTTTAAACGATCCTCAGTTGCCTGCTTATGTTACAGTTCCTAATGGTGTTTCTGGTTCTCCTTTATGGTCACGAAAAACATATCTTGAAATCGTTGCTGATATTAAAAATATGTGCCAAAAATTACGCACTCAGTCTTTAGATAATATTGATCCTGAAAGAGATGAATTGACATTGGTGGTTGCTACTGCTGCTGCTGAATTCTTAACGCAGTCCACAGATTTTGGTTACTCTGTACGTAAATGGATTAACGAAAATCACCCAAAAATGCGCATCATATCAGCTCCCGAGTTGAACGCTGCAAATGGTGGCGCGAATGTTGCGTACATGTTTGCGGATACCGTGAACGACACTGGAAGCACAGATGGCGGAAAAACCTTTATTCAGGTTGTTCCTCAGAAGTTCATGGTGACTGGCGTTCAGGCTCAAGCAAAAGGCTATCTTGAAGACTATTCCAACGCAACAGCGGGAACAATTCTTAAGCGTCCTTGGGCTGTAACGCGAGTTACAGGAATTTAATTTTAAAATCTAAAGGAAAATAAATATGCACCATGTATACTCTACATTAACCTGCGATAACTTGTATGTTGATTATGAAAAAACTCAAAACCTGAATGTTAAAGTCAATCAGGTTTTGATTAAGGGTGGCGCAAATCTTCCGACAGAAGGAATGAGAAGCCCCATTACTCCTCATGGTGTAGTAACGCCAATCACAGAAGATCAGTTAATTCTTCTTGAAAACAATACTCATTTTCAAGAACACGTAAAGCGTGGATTTATAAAAGTCGATCGTGAAAAAATTAGCTTTGAAAAAGCAGAAAAAAATATTGATAAAGCAGTGAAGGACATGAAGTCCAAAGATGAAACAGCTCCAAAGGTATTAAAGGATTTGGAGAACCTTAAGGTCAAGGAATACAAACGCGGAGATTAATAAACTTTTTGGGAAATTGAAATGGCAATTGTCGTTATTGATGGTAAATTTGTTTTTGATATCGCGCAATTCCGTATTGATTTTCCAGCGTTTGCAGATCCGACATTGTTTTCAGATGCAAGGCTTCAAATATACTGGGACTGGGCAACCTGCTATATCAGTGATTGTGATTATGGATATCTTCAAGGATCATGTAGATATTTTGCTATAGAATTAATGGTTGCCCATCTAGCACAATTAAATATCATTATCGCTGCTGGTGAAACGCCAGGACAAGTGATCGGCGCGACCATCAGCAAAATAAGTGTTACCTTTCAAGGATCGCCAAACCCGAATCAATGGCAATGGTGGTTAAATCAAACTCCTTTCGGTCAACAACTATTGGCTTTACTTCAGACTGCAAGTGCTGGTGGATTCTATATAGGCGGTTCTCCTGAGCGTATAGCATTTAGAACTGTTGGAGGGTGCTTCGGATCCCCATCATCTTCTGCTGGTTGGTATGGTGGAAATGGAGGTGGATGTTGCTAAAGGTAAAACGAGAAAGCGGAATAGACAAAGCAAAGTTTGAACATATCATCAATGGCCTTGGAGATTATGAGGGTCGTGTAGGATGGGACGCATCTGCTGTTTATCCTGATGGAACACAGACCGCTTATGTTGCTACCATTATGGAATTTGGAGATCCAGCGCACAACATTCCATCAAGATCATTCATGAGATCAACAATAAACGCAAAAACCAATGAATGGAAAGATAAAGCATTCAAGTTATCTCGGTCTGTCATAAAAGGACAACGATCAGCAAAAGATGCTTTTTCATTATTTGTTCAAATTCCAGAAGGTGATATCGCGGAAACGATAACAAATCTTCAAGAACCGCCATTAAAAGAATCAACAATACAGGCCCGTATGAGAAAGATGGCAAATAAGAATACAGTTGGAAATCTTACCAAGCCGTTGATAGATACTGGATACATGCTTGCTACTTTGACGAGCGTAATAGAATGATACCTGGTTCTAATTTATTGAATACAGCATTGCGCGCGATAGCTTCAACTCCCGTTCAATATTATAAATATGTAACTCGCACAGCCAATGATTTGGGCATTTACAATACACTTTATGATGCACCAGTCCAAATAAGAGGCAGCCTTCAACCTGTAGAAAAGAACATGTACGCTCAATTAGGTCTTGATCTTTCAAAAAAATACATGAACCTTTTTGTGCCAAACAATATTTTGGATGTTAATCGGGATGTATCGGGAGATCAGTTTATTTATAATTCAGAAACATATCAGTGTGAATCAGCAGAGCCTTGGTTTTCAATAGACGGATGGACGGCGATTCTTGCTGTAAAAGTGCCTCTTGTGCCATTCATAGGATTGAACAATGCTTGATAATGCCTTGATAAGACTTTTAATATCAATAATAAACTCTGGATTGCTGCTTCGTAGCGTAAGCGGTATACAGGTTCTTCAGGCATATCAGCCAACGCAACAAGGAATTATAGAAACACCGATGGTATTGATATCGAAAATGGACGACATTCCCAGATTGTGGACAGAAAGGACGGATAATTGGGATCCATTGGCAACTATTGAAACTCATACTGAATTACAAATTTATGAAACTCATTTTCAGGTTGGCACTCTTTATCCTCAGAATCCAGCAGTGGATAGTATGACTGCATCTGATCTTGCCAATACTGTTAGACAAATTTTGCAAAGTGAAGATTGCATAACAGCACTTTTCAATAATGATGTTCAGATAATACGTATCACGCCAATAAGAAATCCATATTTTAAAGATGACAGAGACTTATTTGAGATGTCACCCTCATTTGATATCGCTTTAAACCATAAACAAGAGTTCACAAATGAATCAGATTCAGTAAGCTTGATCAATGAAGGAATTTATCCAGTTTAATTTTATCCAAAAGTATGATTTTAATCATAATGATTATTATTAACTTTTGAAGAATTTGTGATATATTTAATGTAATTTATAAGGGGCATAAAATGTCAATACCATTTTCGAAATACATTAACATCACGTCGGGCGTGGGCGCGGGCGCAAGTGTTAATGGCAGAAGCTTTATCGCTCGTGTTTTTACAACAAATCCTTTGGTTCCAACAAATTCGTTTATTCAATTTCCTTCATTGGATTTGGTGGCAGCATATTTTGGAACTTCTTCAGAAGAATATTTGCGCGCATTGTTCTATTTCTCGTTTGTCAGCAAAAACATCACGCGCCCGCAAGCAATCTCGTTTGCGCGATTTACGGACGTTGTAACAAATGCTTTGATATACGGCGCGCCATTAACCGTAACTCTCTCTCAATTGCAGCTTATTACAACTGGTGTTTTTGGGATTTCAGTTGGTGGAATTGCTTTAAATATTGGCCCATTGGATTTTTCAACTGATGTCAGTTTGGCGGCAGTGGCTACAAGAATACAAGCGGCGATAAGACTTTCCGCGGATCCTCAGTTTGCAACTGCAACAGTTACATATGACGCCACAAGACAAGCATTTAACTTTGTTAGCGGCGCGACGGGAGATGCTGTAATATTGGTTACAGCAGGGACGGGCGGCGTAAGCATTCAAACAACCATTGGTTGGGGAGTAGATGCTATCCTCTCTAATGGATCAGCGGTAAAAACAATCACAGAAACGCTAGATGCCTCAGTTGCCGTTTCTGATAACTTTGGTTCATTCTGTTTCACGACAGCGTCAGCATTAACTTTATCTGAAGTCACTGAGGCTTCTACATGGAATGCTGCGCAGAACGTGAAATATATGTTCATGACTCCTCCTACCGCAAACCTAACTGACGCAGCGTCTTACTATGATGCGTTAAAGTTATTCGGCGGTACGTGCTTGAATTACAACATTATTTCTGGTCAGTTTCCAGAGATGTTGCCCATGGCGATTTTTGCTGCAACTGATTTCACGAAAGTCAATTCAGTACAAAATTATATGTTTTATCAAGCTGCTTTAGATCCGTCCGTGAGTGATTTCGCAACTTCAAATACTCTTGATTCTGAATTCACAAACTATTATGGCGTTACCCAAACGGCAGGCAATAATATTGCATTTTATCAACGTGGCGTTTTAGTAGGTCCTTCAACAAGTCCCAAAGACATCAATGTTTATGCAAATGAAATTTGGCTTAAAGATGCGGCGGGTGTAGCAATAATGACGCTTCTATTAAGCGTAGGAAGAGTGTCAGCCAACAATAATGGCAGAGGACAAATATTAACAATTCTTCAATCCGTCATAAATCAAGCATTATTAAATGGAACTATTAGTTCTGAGAAGACATTAACCATACAGCAAATTCTATTTATATCTGAAATTACGGGTGATCCGGCTGCTTATCGTCAGGTTGGCGGAATTGGTTATTGGTTAGATGTGAGCATTGCAAGTTTTGTCAATCAAAACAGCGGTCAAACTGAATTTGAAGCAACATATTTGTTGGTTTACAGCAAAGATGATGCGATTAGATTTGTTCAGGGTACGCATGTTTTAATCTAACTCATTAAAGAGAGAATATTCAAATGGCAAACAATATAAGCGGTTTTGGAGCATCAGTCAGGCTTGTTGCAAGCACAACATTTCCTGCTGGCATCACGATTACTCAATTTGCGGATGATAGCGATCCTTTGGATATTCCTTCTCTTCAGATTGCCGATAAAGCAATGGGAGTTAACGGAGATCTATATACATGGTCAAAAGCTAATCCATTGCTTCTGAATCTGAGTGTGGGGCCAGATACCAATGATGATATAAATCTCGCGATTTTGCTTGAGGCAAATCGCGTAGCCAAAAATAAGAAAAGTTCCCTTGATGATATTACTATTTCTTGCCTGTATCCAGACGGAAGCACGGCTACATATTCTGGCGGATCAATTACAGACGGTATGCCAGGAAATGCAATATCAAGTGCTGGGAGATTAAAAACAAAGACATATAATTTTGCATTTGAGAATTTTTCTTTTACAACAAAATAGGATTTAAAGCATGGCCATAGAAAAATTTTTAGAGCCGATGGAGATTGATATAGAGGACAGGAAGTTTGTGATATCAAAATTTCCGGCGATTGCCGGAAGAAAGATTGTCACACAATATATATCTAGCGGCGTCCCAAAGATTGGGAATTATAGTACTAATGAAGAAATGATGCTCAACATAATGAAATATGTTGCAAGAATTGATGATAACGGCACTAAAACTGTTCTTTCAAATCAAGATTTAATAGACAACCATGTAGTTTCAAAAACCAGTTCTTGGGAAATGTTAATTAAATTAGAAGCAAAGATGCTGGAATACAATTGCGATTTTTTTCAAAATGGGCGGATCTCAAATTTCTTCGGGGATATCGCTCAGAAGCTCCCACAGTGGATTACCAAAACATTGAAGGATTCATTGGGGCAATCGTCGCATCAGGTCACGCCACCTACAGAGAGCTAAAAGAAGATCTCACGCTTGAAGATGCTCACATGATATATGAGGTCATCGCTGTCACGCGATATAACGAATATCTGGCAGTCAAACATGCACAGAAAAAGAAATAAAGGAACCAAAAATGATTCTTGACACTTTTTTCGTATTGTTTAAATCGAATTCTGACGACCTTAAAAAAGGCGGAGAGGAAGCGGTTAAAACAACAGGCAAAGTAGAGAAGAAATTAAAAGAAGCCGAGTCAGCAAGCGACAAGCTTGGAAAGTCTTTCGGTGGAATGATAAAGCAGGCTTCTGGAGCCATCACCGCGCTTTTTACGGTTGGTGCAGTCATTGCCGGATTTAAAAATGCAATTGAGCATATCGATACTATTGGGCTAATGTCGAGGCAGTTGGGATATAGCACGGAGGTTTTAGACTCGTGGGGCGGAGCAGTTGAGAAGGCGGGCGGAAGTGCTTATTACTTTCAATACACAGTTCAATCAATGGATATTGCCTTAAAAGAAATGGCAAAGACAGGAGAGGGAGAGGCAGCAAAAGCATTTAAAGCATTGGGAATCAGCATAAAAGATGCGAGCGGTCAAGCCAAACAATTTATTGATTTATTGCCAGAGATTGCTAAATCATTTGAAGGCATGAGCAAGGCTAAATCTTCAGCATTGGGTTATAAAATGGGTCTTGATTATGGAACAATTTTGCTTTTACAGAAAGGAAGCAAAGAAATTGATCAATTGATTGCCAGAGAAAAAGAATTGGGAGTAGTAACAAAAGAGCAAACCGAGTTAGCCGAAAGATTTAAGAACCAGCAAAAGGATACATCTCACGCATTTAGATCTCTTTTTTCTACGCTTTTAATGGATATATTGCCAATCTTTGAGAGGTCGTATAAATCGCTGGAAGGGTTTGCAATCCTCGCGAGGAAGCACAAGGATTTTTTGATCGGTGCGATCGGTGCTATTGCTACAGTCATCACAGCAAAGATGATTCCCGCTCTAATACGTCTTAGTGCCGCAATGCTAACCAACCCTGCTTTTTTGCTGGCCGCAGCAGTTATCGCGATAGGAATCGCATTTGGTCTTGCCTATGAAGACATAAAAAAATTCAAGCAAGGGCATGACTCTTTGACGGGTCGTGCTTTCGCGAAGTGGCCTAAATTAGCCAAGGCGATTATGGCTATCGGAAAAGCTTTTTCATATGCGGCAGAAAAGCTTGGAGAATTTGAGTCATATTTAAATTCTGGTGGATGGACAATAAATCCTCTAAAGATGATTGAAACAATAATCGGCAGGATTGTAGATGGGTTGCAGGCAGGCTGGGATCTATGGAAACAATTTTCGGGAGCAATATCAGAAGGTTTTGAAGCAGGAAAATTTTTATTTAATATGGTCACAGGTAACGACGGCGATAAATCAAAAAATACTCAAGGCATTGCCAGCTCAATATCCTTATTTGATAAAAGTCCCTTATCTTCTCAGAGCAATAGCTCAATAGTTAACGGCGCGCAAAACAAAAGCTCAACAACCAATATTAATATTGGCCCACAAACGATAAACACACAGGCCACAGATCCAAACGCAATAGCCAATGCTTGGCAAGACAGTATGAAAAAGCAGATGAATTTTGCGCAGAGCAATTACGATGATGGTGTGCGCGCGTAATGGCTTTCCCATCGTTTCCAACACAAAATACCGCTGATACAGTTGCAGTGTTTGATAGCAATTTCAATCAGCTATTTCCTGATGCAAAAATAATAAAAGTTAACGTAAAGGAAGAGGCAAAAGTGATGGAGCATCCGCTAGAGACTGGGGAAACGGTATCTGATCATGCCATCATTCAGCCAATAGAAATCGAAATGGATGTGTTCATTAAGGGTATATCCTATAAAAATACATACAGCATTATCAATAAATTATTCCAGGATTTTTCGTTGTTGACCGTGCAGACCAATACCGGAACATATAAAAGTCAACTGATATCATCAATGCCACACATTGAGTCTTCGGATATTTTTGATGGAACAATAATCAATATAAAGACGAAAGAAGCTTTGTTTGTTGAGCCTCAATACGGAACTGTTCCTATCTCACCGAAAAGTCCAAAAAATAAATCCACAAACGACAGAGGAAGTCAAAACGGTAAAGATGCGACACCTGAAGACAACAGATCTGGCGGAGCAAAAATAGCAGATGCAGTATTTGGAAATTAAATATGATAGAAATTACATTACAAAATACACCAAATCAATCATTAACAATAACTATAAATAATGATTTTTATGACATCCTAATTAAGGAGGCGAATGGCGTGATGTCATGCTCTATATCAAGAAACGGAACCATAATACAATCAAACTCAAGAATGTCGGCGGGATATCTTATAGTTCCATATCAATATCAAGAAAGTGGGAATTTTTTCATGCTTACGGAAAATGATGACTACCCATATTATGACCAATTTGGAATAACCCAGTCATTGTTTTATGTTCCAGAATCATTGCTTGATGATTTTAGAAAAATAAATGCAAATAATTTGAACAAGGAAGTTTTCTAAAATGCAAGATATTTCAGATAAACAAAAAGAACTTGATCCACGCGTGATACGCGTTGGGATAGAAGTGAATGGGAAATTAAAAATATACGAAGGGCTGGCAATTACCGCGACAGGGACTAAATATGCAAACGCAAATCAAAATGAATGTGAAGTAAAAATAGCAAATCTTGATAAATCTACAAGAGAGTTTATATTAACTGAAACATCACCTTTTAATAAAAATAAAACAAAGAAATTATTAAGACTCGAAGCGGGAAGAAAATCAACGGGTGTTTCGACTGTTTTTGTGGGAAATATATCCAAGTCATCTCCATCACAACCGCCCGATATTTCAATAACTTTAAAGTGTCTCACGCTAAATTATCAGAAAGGCAATGTTGTTGCGGCAGTTTCAAAAAGCAGTCAGAGCGTGAAAGATATTAGCCAAGGCGTTGCTGATAGCCTTGGCGTGCCATTAAATTTTCAGGCAGAAGATAAAGAGGTTTCTAATTACTCTTATTCTGGGGCAAGCCTAAATCAGGTTGAGAAATTGGGCGAGCTGGGAGATTACAACGCGTTTATAGATGATGCCATGCTGGTTGTTAAGGGAATGAACATACCCTTGATAAATACGCTAAAGATTGTGGATCTAGATTCTGGAATGATCGGCATACCTGAAGTCACAGAGCAGGGCATCAAGGTTAAATTTCTGTTTGATAACAAAACCACGCTGGGTGGTCGAATGAGAATCAAGAGTAAAATATATCCATCCACAAATGGGGATTATGTGATTTATAAGCTTGGATTTGAATTGGCGAGTCGTGATGTTCCGTTTTATTGGATAGCTGAAGGAAAGAGGGTGCAATAATGACGACAGAAAACACAAATGCAAATCCATCCATTGATCCAGCGAATGAAGATACTTTGCTGGGAGTGCTAAAGGTCGCGATAGGAAAAGCAATACAGGAGATGGACAATGTTTTGCCGGCAACTATAGTAGCGTACGACAGGGTGACAAATCGCGCACAAGTACAACCGCAAATTAGAATTATCAACACAAATGGTCAAAGTATTTCCCGCGCGCAGATAGCGAGCGTTCCGGTGTATCAATATGGGGGCGGAGGATTTTTGCTTAACTTTCCTTTAAAACCAGGTGCATTGGGATGGATAGTGGCTTGTGACAGAGATATTTCTCAATTTTTACAGTCATATTCTCAGGCATCGCCAAACACTTACAGAAAGAAGAATTTCTCAGATAGTTTCTTTTTGCCGGATATCATGACGGGATATACCATATCATCCGATGATTCAGACAATGCCGTCCTACAAAATCTTGATGGAACAGTTAAAATTTCTTTAGGGATTGATTCAATCAAAATTGTCGCGCCAACAATAACATTAAATTCAGAAAATCTTGTGATAAATGCGACATCTTCAGTATCAATAACAACACCATCATTAGCAATAGACGCATCCTCAACGGCTTCGATAACGTCTCCTGCGATAACAGTAAATTCATCGGGAGAAATCATCACCACAACGCCAAAATTCGCCGTAGCAGGAGATATAACCGCTTCTGGTTCAATAACGCCTGGAACACCGCCATAGGAATATTTTATGCCGCAAATGATAGCAACAAATCAAAACAATGATATTTTCATTGGTCAGGATGGAAATATTTCCATGATATTTGGTATTGATGCCGTTCTTCAAGCGTGCGAGCATGCGGCAAAAGCGCAGCTTGGCGAAATGATATTTTTGGATGATCAAGGAGTGCCAAACTTTCAAACGATCTGGCGGGGAGGAAATCCAAATATATCACAATTTGATTCTGCATTACGATCTGTAATATTGGCAGTCGATGGCGTGGTTGGTATAGAATCATTGGATATTAAAGTTGATAAAAATCAATTGACGTATAGCATAACTATCAACACTATTTATGGTCAGGTGATATCAAATGGCGTATGAGTACATAAATTCGACGGGTGTCATCATTCCCGATACAGCAGATTTGTTGGGCGAAACTCAGCAAAGCTTCAAGGATGTTTTTGGTCAAGATTTGGTTGTCACTCCCGATACTCCTCAGGGAATAATTATAACAGCATTGACAATCGTTAAAGATTTGTTGGTTAGAAACAATGCTGCGCTTGCTAATCAGATAAACCCATTGATTGCGGGCGGTATATTCTTGGACGCAATTTTAGCCCTGACAGGATATGCTAGAGATGATCAAACTTTTTCGACAGTTCTTGTTAATATGGCTGGCGTTCCAAGTGCTGTTGTTCCCATAGGCGTCACAGGGCAAACGCCCGCAGGTGATATATTTTCATCTCAAAGTGGCGTGACATTAGATGGGACTGGTGCTGCCACAGTAGAATTTGCGTCCATTGTAGCGGGTCCAATACCTGCCTCCGCAGGAACATTAAACTCAATAGTTTCTGGCGCGATAGGTCTTGAAACAATAACAAATTTATCTGACGCATCTTTGGGTACGACAACTGAATCAGATTCAAACGCAAAAATCAGAAGAAAATTTACATTAGCATTGCAAGCAACAAATATAGCTGAAGCAATAACATCTGCGGTTTATAAAACTGCGGGTGTGCATAGTTTATTTTTCAGAGAAAATAATGCTGATGTAACTCAAGTTATTGATGGTGTCACGATGATAGCTCACTCAATATACTTGTGCGTTGATGGAGGATCAGATTTAGATGTGGCGCAATCAATAAATAGAACCAAAGGGGGAGGATGCTCATATAATAATGGTCCTGGCACGGCGGTCTCTGTTCCGGTCACAAATCAATATAGTGGGCAAGTTGTTAATGTTCTTTTCGATAGGCCACTGCTTGTGCAAATACTCGTGCGCGCGACAGTAGGAATAAATCAAGCCATAGAGGATCCAGCATCGGCCGTCAGACAGGCAATTGTTGATTATTCAAACAATATGGTGCCAGGAACAACCGGATTGATTGTCGGCGCAGATGTTTCATGTTTTGAATTAAGCGGAGCTGTAAACAGAGAATCGCCAGAACTATTCGTTCAAAATATGGAGATATCTTTAGTTTTTCCATTAAGCTTTAGCAACAACAGCATACCAATAGCAGGATGGCAGAAAGCAGTGATAGAACAATCATCTATTACGGTAATTTTGATATGAATATCCAGCAATTTAATTTTGACATGGACTTATTGCAAGCAATTTTATGGCAATATAATGAAGCAATTAATTTACAGACAATTTTAACTCAAGAGCAGGATTTTTATCAGATAAATCATACTGATTTCTGGAATGATTGGTATAACAATGTATTTAATCTTCAGACAGCAAATGATTTTGGGCTATCTGTTTGGGCAATAATATTGCAATTGCCAATACAGCTTAATCCTCCTCCATCAGAAAACGACAGGATATGGGGATTTGGACAATATCGAAAAAACTTTGAGAATGGAAATTTCAATGCGACAGCAGACTCATCCAGTTTAACAACAGAAGAAAAAAGAATTGTGCTAAAATTAAGATATTATCAATTGGTATCAAATGCAGCAATACCAAATACCAACAGATTTTTGAGTTTTGTTTTTAAAGATTTGGGCGATTTTTACATATTAGAAAATTTTGGCATGCACATCACCGTGGTTGTTGGATTCAATATAAATATTACATTAATAGAGTTCATAAAGCAGCATGATCTAATACCAAGATCAGCAGGAGTAGGAATAAAATATATTTACAAAAATCAACAAGTTTGGGGGTTTGGGCAATATAGGAAGAATTTCAACAATGGCAATTTCATCGGAGATATTTAAATGACAGCAACCAAATATTTTATAAACCCTTTTGCTATAGCGGGAGATGTTGCACCAGTTCCAGATGATACGCAGCCAAGCGGAGCTATGTCATACGAACAGGGCTTTCCTATTGGGTATGAGTTGGTGCAAACTGATCCTGCATCTTTAGATATACCCAGAAATCAGACAAATCAATTATATCTTGATATAACATCAAATCTTCAGCAATACCAACAGGTAGGTGCGCCAAATTTCATAACAACTTTGCAAAACGGTGGCTCTCCATATCCATATGGAATATACGCGGTTGTTGTATATGATGATGGCGTGAATGGCGCAAAAAAATTCATGTCAAAGAAAAACACAAATACAAGCTTACCTACCGTTAAGACTGATTGGTTATTATTAGACAACACCGCTACTGCCACAGCGATAGACAATGCGGCATTAGATGGCGCGGTAGCCACTGGAAACGCCGTTTATTACGATTCGGTATCTTCAACTTTCAAGCAGGCGTTAGCGAATGGTTCTGCGCCTCAGAAAGTTGTCGGGTTTGCTAATGTTGATACAGGAAGGGTATTTACGAATGGCATCGTATCCTTCATGACTGGGTTAACGCCTGGGAGCACATATTATCTTTCGACCGTTACCGCTGGCGCATTGACAACCATACAGCCAACAAACAATTCAGTTTCTGTTGGCGTAGCAAAATCTGCAACTGAATTAATGATCAATATTCAAACAGATTCCTTTAATCCTGCGTCACTATTTACCGCATTGATTTCGTCAAATGGATATCAGATAAATCATGTAACAGGAAAAATAGAGCAATGGGGAAATGTGACCATAGGGCCAGGTGGGTCATCAAGATTATTTTCAGCGGTAACTTTCCCAATACCATTTCCTAACGAAGCATTCACGGTAACAACATCATACACTGGTACTCCTAGTTCTTCGATAGGTCAATGTTCTACTGAAGTTGAGAGTTTAACTTCTACTGGGTTTGATTTTTACTTAGATACAGGATCCGGAGGTCTGCCAATAACTAACGCCGTAACTGGAAGATGGCAAGCTGTAGGGCACTAATTTTTAGATTAACTAAATTGGGAGTTTTTACATGAGCAGATTCATAAATTTAACCTTTTCATACGAAGATGAAGAAAAAGACATGTGCGTTAAGGTAGAGTCAATAGCTTCGTATGTTGTTGATCCTGATGACGCGACAAAAACGAAAATTACGTTTTCAAATTCTCAGATGAATACAGAAAATTTCATTGCTAATTTAACTGTTATCGAATTGGAGTCATTAATTGCTGCTGCAACAGAAGCAACTCAAGAATTTGTGATTATTAATACAGGAAATCCTTTTGATCCTCCATTTACAAACACAAAGATTTCTGTAGAGAATATGGACGGTTTCGCATTTTGCGCAATAGATGGCCTTACTGAATACAATATACTTTTCGTAAGGAATTCGAGGGTCATATTTTGCACATCAGAATCAATTGCTACTATAAAAACAAAGATATACACTTAATTATTATTTGAGATTTGCAGTGTCTCGCTAAAGAAAAATTACTAAATCAAGAAAAATTATTAAATAAATTAAATCTTTAGGGGAATTTTATGTCTCAGGGTAATTCGTTAAACTCTATTTTAACAGGCCTCACTGTTGTGACTGTTAGAGCAGTTGAGGGGATAGATCAACCCAACAGAGGGTCAGAAATACGGCCATATAAGACAATAGCATATGCCTTGGCTCAAACCTCATATGTATCTGGCAAAATATATCTTTTCGATTGTTTCGGTGATTTTATAGAAACAATGCCGACATTAATTCCAAATATTATTTTTCAAGGAAATGGTGGATCATTAAAAATTACAAACGCCATTTCTCTTGATGGCTCATGGTCTGGCGTTTCTGGTATTTTGATGTTTGATGGGTTTTCAAAATCTCTTGATCTTGTTAGTGGAATATCATTAAACTTTTCAAGCTCTCCTTCTTCAATGTTTAAAATTCAGGATTGCTTTATAAATAAAGAAGTTTCAGGATGGACATTAACAGGAAACGTATCAAATCAAAATTTATATGCGCTATATATAGACTACCTTCCTGGCATGGCACCATCAATAACTGCCACAAATATGATACTGCTTAACAGCAATATAATGCTTTCTGTTTCTGCTCCTTTAGTTTTGACCGGAACAGTTCTATCAATTACGCAGTCAAGCACTTCAACCAATGGTTATCTGTCCAATACTGACTGGAATATATTCAATTCGAAACAGGCATCAGGAAACTATATTACTGCTCTTACAGGAGATGTCACTGCAACAGGCCCTGGATCTGCTGCGGCCACCGTAGTTTCTGTCGGTGGTCAAACATCTGCGAATGTGGCTTCTGCAACTGTACTGGCTCTTGCCGCAACAAATTTAAATACTGCGTCAACTATTGTAAAAAGAGATGCTTCTGGCAATTTCTCGGCAGGAACAATTACAGCATCACTAATCGGAAATGCAACCACAGCCACAACTGCTATAAATTTTTCTGGCAATTTAGCCGGAGATGTATCTGGACCTCAGTCGGCAACGTTAATAGGTGTGGGCGTTGTGACAAATGCAAAAATGGCGAATATGCCAACTTTGACAATAAAGGGAAATAATACCGGATCGACTGGTCCAGTACTTGATCTGACTGTCGCTCAAGTACAGGCCATGCTTTCGACTAGTGGAACAATTACTATTGGTCTTAATCAGATGGCCTTTGGTGATGCGTCAAACAATATAATCGGAAGCGCAAATATTACATATAACCCATCGACAGGATTAATGAATCTTGGGGGTGGAACGCCAAATTCTTCACTTATTCTTCAAATAACATCAACTACAAAGATGATGGGGGTTCCTGGGGGAACAACTGCACAAAGATTGGCAATACCGACAGGATCATTGGCGGGTATTTTTTATGACTATGATCTAGATCAACTTTGCGTATGGAAACCTGCGGCAGCCGCTTGGGCAATTTCTGCTTAATTAATCAGATACGAGGAATATTATTATGTCATCAGCTTTTAATGTAGATACATCAGGAAATATTATAAATTCTGGAACAATTACGAACTCAATTTTAAATACAGCGGGAATTGTGCACAACAATTCTTTGGGTGTTTTCTCAACAAGCTTGATAGTTGCGGCGGACATAGCGTCGGCAACGATTACAGGGTCAAAAATAGCACCAAATACGATTACCAATAGTCTTTTATCAACGATGCCATCAAATACTATAAAAGGAAATAATACTGGCGGTGTTGCGACACCACTTGATTTGACTGTGACTCAAGTACAAGCACTTCTTGGAATAACTGGAAGTGTTACGATTGCAAATACTCAAGTTGGTTTTGGAAATCCTTCAAATAACTTGATCGGAAGCGCAAATTTAACTTGGACTGATTCAACAAAAGTTCTTTCTCTTGCATCTGGGTCTGAGATTAATTTAGGGTCCTCTACAACTGCAAGGGGAATTGTTTTATTTAATGGATCCTCTAACGCTCATCAATATTACGGAATAAACGTCAATTCTGGCGCGCAGGTATATCATGTTGATCAGACGCTAAGCTCGCACATTTTTCGTTGCGGATTAACTTCAACCACATCACAAGACCTTTTTAATATTGGTGGCAACAAGATTGTTAGCACAATTGCGGGGGGAGGGCTCCAACTTGCAAATTCTCAATTTGGTTATGTCCCATCAACATTGGATCGTTATGAACAATCAACTGCAATCACGCTTACAATAAGTGGGCCATGGGCATCAAGAAGTTTGCCCGTTATTCTAACTAGAGTTGGAAATATTGTTGTAATGGCTTGGGACAATTTCGCTGCCGTTACCGCTACCGCTGCCGCCGTAATGACCTCAAATACAGTAACTGGCGCAAACTCCAGATTCTTGCCGGCGAGTGGGTCGTATGTCGCAAATCAACCCGTATATGATGGGGTTTCTACCGTAACAGATTCTCAAGGATTATTTATAATAACTGGGGGGCCGACATCTTGGTCAGTTTCTTTTTCAAAAGCTAATGCAGCAACCTTCGCGATCGGTGAACATGTAGGGATTCCCGGTGGAACTCAAACATGGATTGCGGATGCTTAAAATATTAGAGATATATGAATAATGAGCTCTGTATTTAACATATCAACATCTGGGATAGTAGATTGTCAAGGTGCTATATTTCCCTCTGTGGATGGCGTTCAAACAGTTATAGATTACAATGGATCAGAAACTATAATATTTCAAATGACCGGAGCAGTTACGCCAACTTTTGATTTTCCGGTCACATTTTCAAGAACGGGTAAAAATGTTGTAATGGCATGGGATGGATTTCAAAAAACAAGAACTGGTACAGATATTTTGTTTACGGCAGACTTGGTACCAGAAAGATTTCGACCAACCATAATATCGGGAAATCCACCGGTATGGTTAATATCAATAATCGATGGGTCATCCTTAATTTCTCCCGCGTCATTCTCGGCTGGCGTTATCTCATTTGGAGATATGGGAAATATCACTATAGGAAGACTAGATCAAACTAATTTTACAAACGCTTATGTTGGAGCTTTCGGAAGTCACATAAGTTATTATGTTCCATAGGGAAAACAAATCATGATAAAAGAAGTTGATTCATATATTGAAATGTCAAAGAGAGTAGATGGAGTAGAAAATATGATGATGACATTTAATGATAGAATGTATGATAATCACAAAACGCAAGGTAATATTGTTATTTCTGTAGAAAAAATAACAGATCAATTGTCGGTAATTTTTGAAAAATTAAAAAGCAATGATGCAAAAATAAAAGAGATTGAAGAAACTATAACGACAATAAAATTGATCAAAAGTCATTGGAAATTAATTCTGTGGCTATTTTTTGCTTCGTCAAGTTTAGGATTCGCATTTGATGGAGGGGTTAAAAATATCGTGCACTTTATTGATAAATATAAGATATCAAACACAGCTCAAAGCGTAATGAGGAATGAAAGAAATGGTGGATAAACAATTAAGCGATAGAGCCATAACACTTATCATGGGCTTTGAATCATTTTCTGAAATTTGGTATCCAGATGCAATTCTTGGGTGGAAAGTACCAACAGTTATGTATGGTCATACCGATTCTGCTGGAAATCCAAAATATCAAGATACAAAAGACAGAATTTTTACGAAAGAAGAAGCAAGAATAACGCTAATCAATGACCTGTTTCAATATGGGCAAGCCATTAAAAATCGTGTAAAAGTACACCTTAACGCCAACCAATACGGCGCATTAATTTCATTGGTTTATAATATTGGTGAAACAGATTTTGCAGGTTCAACATTGCTTAAAAAGCTAAATTTGGGTGATTACCAAGGTGCATCTGATGAATTTGAAAAATGGCATAAGTCAGGAGGCAGGATAGTTGAAGGACTTTGCAATAGGCGTGAAGTAGAATATCAAATGTTTATTGAGGTGTAGCATGGAATGGGCAGACATATCATCAGCAATCGCGAAATATGCTCCCTTGGTCGCAACTACGCTATCATCTCCCATCGGTGCAGCAATTGGTGCGGGCACAATCATTGCCAACATGTTTGGAGTTGACGCAACACCTGACAGCGTCATGGACTACATACAACACAATCCCGAAAAAGCAAAAGAAAAAATCAGCGTGTTTGAAATGGTGAAAGAGCGCAATCGACATGAGGAACAGATGTCGGAAATCGAATTTCAAAATGTCGATAGCGCGCGAAAGAATAGCGCAACCATTAACGCAAGTCCAGTGGATAATGCAATAAAAATGAAGCTGGTTAATACAGATATGTGGGTTTTGTATGCGTCCTTGGCCGCGATAATCGGTGCTATGTTTTATGATAAGCCAATAGATTCGGGATTAGTTGGTCTGCTTGGTATGGTGCTTGGATATGCCATTAAATCTCTTGGCGAAAAGTGTGGATTCTATTTTGGAACATCTTTAAGTTCACAAAAGAAAGACGTTGTCATTGCAGAACAGAATAGGAATCTTTGATTTTTAGAATTCTGCAAGCCTTTACGTAGCACCTATGATCACAATAATGGTAAACAATACCATTATGGTTAAGAGACCCACCCATTGCGCACAATGCACCGCATGAGAAGCACTCAATCGGTTGGCTTATATAGTATTCGATCATTGTTCCCTATTTTTGTTGAACGATAAAATTAAATCCTTAAGCTCTTCTTTTGCGACACCCAACCTGTGTTGGTGTCCATCATCAGTCATATTGGTTTTCCAGGATAAATACCAGTCATCTATTAAATAGATTAATTCGCATTCTTGCTCATAAGTTAGATTTAATTTCAT